GATTGATGACATCGCTGGAACAGCGTTGACATTGAAAAGTTCCACTCAGGCTGACGGAACTTTTGACTTGACATGGAGTCGTTCCGATTATCAGCTTGAACCGTTGAACGGAAACCTTGACGGGTTGACTTGGAGTTACGACAAGATTCGTGCTGTTGGCGATTACCTGTTCCCAACGGTGAACGCAAACTATGGTGAGCAGGCTTTGGTTCAAGTGACTGCTGTGTTCGGTTGGCCTTCGGTGCCGGAGCCAGTAACACAGGCAACAATCATTCAGGCTTCACGCATCTTCAAACGCTACGACTCGCCTTTGGGTGTAGTCGGATTTGGCGATCTCGGACAAATCCGTGTGTCTCGATACCTTGACCCTGATATGGCTCAGTTGGTTGAACCGTATCGTCGTATGCGGATATTTGCATGAGCTATTCAGTCACAGAAATTAAGACTGGTATCGCTAACGCATTAGCCACGATCCCAGGTTTGAGGGCTTACGCCCAGCAACCGGACAATCTGAACGCTCCGTTCGCTTGGCCTATGTTGGAATCAATCACCTACAACGGGGCGATGCGTGGTGGATTGGTCACCCATATCTTTACTGTTTCGGTAGTTGTGGGCAGGTCTGCGGAACGCACAGCTCAGACTGCTTTGGATGGGTATCTGTCTTATGAGGGTACGACTTCGGTTCGTGCAGCGTTGGAGGCTGACCGGTCATTGGGTGGGGTTGTGTCAAATCTATTGGTTGAGTCTGCCTCAAATATCGCCACTATGGATGGCAACGATGCGACTTACCTGATGGTTGACTTCCGTGTGGTGGTGTACGCTTAGTCTGTTGAATTGCTGTCCTGCTGGCGTGTATAGTTTCTATTAGTAAATCTTCGAGTGCCGTGAGGCAGGAGTATCAAATATGGCAAAGCAAGTTCTCACAAACGTAGCGGTCACCTTCGGCACAGCTGCACAAGATATAACCTCATACGTAGCATCCGTAACTCTAAATTTGAGCAAAGCGGAAGTTGCTACAACTTCGTTCGGTTCATCTGGTGCAGTTACCCGCATCGCAGGCCTTGCAGACAACTCAATCACACTTGAGTTGCATCAGGATTACCCAACGATTGAAAAGTTGTTCTACGATGCTTGGGCTGCGGGTACTGCTGTACCAATGACAGTCAAGCCAAACGGAACAGGATCAGCCTCTTCTTCAAACCCACAGTACGCATTCAACGTACTTCCGTTGACTTGGACTCCTGTTGCTGGTGCTGTTGGCGATCTTGCAACTGCTTCAGTTACTTACCCAATTGATGGTGCTGTAACTAAGACCGGTACTGGCGCATAGTCTTTTCAAACTAACCCTTAACCCTGCGGAGGAAAAATGAAAATAGCGTTAGAAGTAACGTCGTCATTAGATCAATCAAAGCGCACCATCATTGCTGCGTTCCCAGACTTCATCGCCTTTGAACAGAAGTTCAGTAAGAGCGTTGCAAAGTTTGAAGCTGAACTAACTCTGACGGACTTAGGTTTTTTGGCTTGGCATGCTGAGCATCGTCAGAAGCGCACCGGTTTAGATTTTGATTCGTGGATTAACGAGATTGAAGCGTTAGAACTTGGGGAACAAGCTGACGCTGTGATCGTCCCTTTGGAGATCAGTCAGCCCATTGGATGATTGCATACTTGTCCGTTGAGACAGGTATCGCTCCTTCGGTGTTGCTGGCAGAAGATCCTCGAATGTTGTTCACGATGTTTGCTTATTTGCGTTGGAGAGCAATTCATCTAAACAAGTAATCTGTTGATATGGCAGAAGCATTCGGCAGAGCAGGTCAAGTAAGCATTACTGGTGGCAACGATGCGATTGAAATCATTGGCATCAACAAGTTTCTTCGTGATGCTTCTAAAGCAAATCAAAAATTTGATGCTGAAGCTCGTATTGCTGCTGGAAAAGTTGCTGAAAATCTTTTGGCAAAAACAAAGACCGAGGCTGGTTCGGTGACTCGTAATCGTCAGGCTACTGAGGTGATGAAAGGGATGAAGGTTGGCAAGGATCGAATCCCGAAACTGTATTTAGCAAGCAAATCTAGTTTTGTTTCCAAGTCAAATCCAAACAGGAACCGTAAACGCAAGGTGACCAGGGGTGATGTGTTCTTTGGTGCAGAGTTCGGTGGTGGCAAATTTGGTAAGGGTTCTAAGACTTCTGCTGGGGCAAGGTCGGTAAATAAGAAGGGTGAGTCCCGTGATGGGTATCGCAAGGGTGGTGGATACACCAGCCAGTTCCTTCGGCATCGTGGCAGGGCAGGCTATTTCTTTTGGCCTACTGTCCGTAAGGAAAAAGAGAATATAGCTAGGGAGTATTTGGACGCTATTCAGAAGGTGTTGAACACCCTTAAAGATAATGCTTGACTTGGGCTGAGTTTCCTGTACCCTCTAGGTAGGAGGGGTTATGGCAGTTCTGTTCAAGAATGTGAAGTCTATTTATCCGAAGCCGTTGGCTTCGTCGTGGGTGCAGCTCAAGGAGTTGTTGTCGTTCCATGAGGAGAACGCAGTCAAGCAGGATGGGTCATTGTGGTCACCGGTTGAGTATGACCCTGGCACTACTAGAGGCAACCGTAATGTCAGGTTTGTTGAGGCGTTGGTTGTGGACATGGACGGTGAAGCGTTTGACCATGCACGTCTTGACGGTCTGGAATGGTTTGCGTATTCAACTTATTCGCATCGGTTAAATGATCCTCACTATCACCTTGTTTTGCCGTTAGCGGAGAAGGTTCCTGCGTCGTTGTGGCGTGTGGTGTGGCAGGAGTTGCATGACCGTATCGGGTTGGTTGGTGACCCTCAGACTAAAGACCCTGCACGTATTTTTTATCTGCCTCAACATGCACCGGATCAGCCGTTTGAGTTCCATGATGGTCATGGCGAATTGCTTGATTCATCGTTGAGGTTGGATGTTGAACCTGTTGTCAATCCTGTGTCACCACGTTCGAAGCAGGTGCGTCAACCTCGTCAACGTCGTGCTGGTTCAGAGATATTGGATGAGGCTTGGTGGAATGCTCCTGTAGATATTTCTCGTTGGGATGGCCTGACAGGGAAGGCTTTGTATTCTGCGATGCTTGATGAGTTTGTTGCTTTGCGGAATGGGTTGTCTGTTATTGAGTAGAATCGTCGCATGGCTGGTGAGCGCACGTTCGTTGTTAAATTTATTTCCGATGTTCTCGGTGCCACCAAAGGCATCAAAAAAGTTGGGGATGACTTAGGAACGCTGGGTAAACAGGTTGACTCTGGCTTTGGTCAAAAGTTCAAAAGTGTCATGCCATCGTTCAAACAGTTTGCGGTTGCCGGTACCGCAGCGTTCGCTGCTGCTAGTGCTGGTGCCTATAAGGCAATTCAAGCTGCATCCGACTTGTCTGAATCACAGTCGAAGGTTGGGGTGGTTTTCGGTGACTCAGCAAAACAGGTAGAGGATTTTGCTAAGACTTCTGCAACTTCATTAGGTATCACTAAACAGGCTGCACTTGAAGCAACCGGTACCTATGGCAACTTATTCCAGGCGTTCGGTGTAGGCCAAGGTGAAGCAGCAACAATGAGTACGACACTTGTTGGGTTGGCTGCTGACTTGGCTTCATTCAATAACACGACTGTTGATGATGCGATTCTTGCTTTGCGTTCTGGTTTGTCTGGCGAAACTGAGCCGTTGAAGAAATATGGTATTGCCATCAATGATGTTCGGTTGAAAGAAGAGGCTCGCAATATGGGGCTTTATTCCGGAACTGGAGCGTTAAGCGTTACCGCTAAAACTCAAGCTGCTTATGCGCTGATCTTGAAGGACTCGACTTTGGCTCAGGGTGACTTTGAACGGACTAGCGGTGGGTTGGCTAACCAGCAAAGGATTTTGAAGGCACAGTTATCGGATGTGGCTGCGCAAATTGGAACGGTCATGATTCCAGCGTTCTTGGGTGCTGTTTCGTTTATTAACGATTCGATGCTCCCAGCGTTTCGTGATTTTGGTACAGCCTTACAAGAAGGCGGTTTATCTGGCGGTTTTGATTTCATCGCCACCAGGTTCAAAGAATCTGCACCTAAGGTTATAAGTGCTTTGGGTGAGTTAATTACTCAGGCCGTTCAATGGATCGGGACATCAGGACTGCCAATGCTCTATGCAGGTGTCAATCAGCTTGCTGACAGTTTGACCGGTTGGATTGAACCTCGTATCCCAATGTTCATTGATGAATTGAAAAACTTTTTAATGTCTGCCTATAAGTGGATTTACACAAAAGGTTTGCCTCAGCTCCTTGATGCTGTCCAGGCTTTAGGTGACACGCTTGCCAGTTTCGTAGGTAAAGCTGCACGTCAACTGCCAGCCCAACTCGTCACCATGCTTGGCGATATTGGCAAATGGGTTCTATCTGACGGTATTCCAGCGTTGCTTGGAATGGGCGCACGTCTTGCAGGTTCTTTGATTAAGTGGACTGCGACAATCGGCGGTCAACTCATCGTCGGTTTAGGAGGCGCAATTGTCGCTTTGGTTGCAGCTCTACCGGATCTCTTTGTTGGCTTCGTTAAAGGTATTGGGAACATCGCTGTTGGTGCCGTTAAATGGTTCATCTCAAAGTTTGATGATATGAAAACAGGCTTAGCCAACATTGCTGTATCTGTTGTCAATACTTTGATTGATGTTTTCAATAAGATTCCGTTAGTTCCTAACATTCCAAAAATTACTGTAGACACAAAAAAACTCGGTACTCAGATGGGTTTAACTTCCCAACAGTTGCAAACTGTTAACGAGAAGTTTGACAAGGTGAACGGCACTTTGAAGGTCAGTTCAGAAGACATGAAGGAGTTTGCTGGTTCTACTTCTAGTGCTGGTGCAGCGACAGCCAAGGCCAGCAAAGCTATTGATGAGAATAAGAAGAAACTTGATCAATACAATGATTCCTTGAAAAAATCCACCAATTTGGAAGAGCGTCGTAACAAGGCTCGTAAGTCTGAGGATAAGTCCCTCGCTTCGTTGACCAAAGCCAACGATGATTTGACTGCTGCTAAGGCGAAGTTGGCTCAGATTGAGCGTGGGTTTGGTGCTGGTTCACCTGAGGCTTTGGCTGCTCAACGTGAGGTTGATCGTGCGCAACGTGATCAGGAACGGGCAACGATGGCTGTTGAGGAGGCTATCTATTCGGTGGCTGATGCTGAGAAGAATCTGGCTGATGTTCGTAAAGACCCTGAGTCTTCTCCGATGGATGTTCGTCGTGCGGAACTGAATTTAGCTGATGCAAAACTATCCGTGAAGGATGCTATTGATGCTCAGGTTGATTCGACTAAGGAGTTGAATGACCAGCAGACGTTGCTGAATGAAACTGTTTATGGTGCGACGGTTGGTTCAATTCTTTACGATGAGGCATTAGCTGATGTGACTGAGGCGACCAACGATCAGGTCGCAGCGTTTGAAAACTGGGAAGAACAGGTCAAAGAAACCAAGAATGCTCAGGATGAGTTCAATGCTTCGTTGCAAGCAACAGCTGATCTGATTGCGAAGTATCCAAAGGTTTTGGGTGGGATGACTAATCCGATGGCTGGGGTGACGGGTCAGGTGCCGGTGACGGCTGGGGGTGGGTTCTCGTTGAAGCCGAGTGATACTTATCAGATTAATATCAATGCTGCGATTGCGGAGCAGGGTTTGGCTGAGAAGGTGGTTGAGTCGTTGCAGTCTTACAATCGGACTAAGGGCAGAATCCCTGTAACTGTTAAGTAGCACGATGGCTGTTGCGATTCCTAACTGTGGCACCTATAAGGTCGAGATGGATTATGGTGCATCGACTAATGCGTTTCGTTTGGATGATGCCGTTGCTGGTGTTCTAGACCAAAGTGTGTATGTGTTGGAAGGTACTACTGATTGGCAGGATGTGACTGCTTATGTGAAGCAGGTGTCTATCAATCGTGGTAGGCAGAACAGGTTTCGTGACCCTACGGGTCAGCCTTCGACTGCGGTGTTGCAGATTGAGGATTTGGATTATCGGTTCAGCCTGGTGAATGAGGGTTCGCCTTATTGGAATACGGCTAAGGGTCGTTTGGGGTTTGAGTTGAACTCTGGTGTGCGGATCAGTCGCAACGACACCTACCTATTCACCGGCATCATCACCCAATACGACCAGCGCATTGAGAACCCAAG